TTACAACTGCATTACTAACTAATGCAGAAATCACAGAACCTGCAGAAGGTACAAGTACAAAAGATATTTTAAATAATTACTTAGAAGATTATTGTGTAAACAGAATACAAAAAGACGACTACGAAGACTTACGTAATGGTGGTACTTATACTAAAGATGGCTTTCATCACTTTGTATTTGATAACTTTTTTAATAATTATTTATCAAGAAAACATTGGAGAGTTCCATATCAAAGAACATCACAGATGTTAAAAGATGATCTAAATTGCACAACTAAACGTGTAGGTAAAACAAAACTATCCGTATTTGTTGTAGCTAGATTTGATAAGAAAACAGAAACATATAAACCAAAAACATTTAAAAAGGAGAATTATTGATAGCAGCCATGGATTTAGCAGCAATAACAATGTTTACTGCTTTGTGGATTTATCTTCATTTAAACATATGAGACATATAATATACGGACCACCAGGTACAGGTAAAACACATACATTACTAGGACACATAGAAAAGTTTCTAGCTAACACACCATCAGATAAGATTGGTTATTTTACATTTAGTAAGAATGCTGCACAAGAAGGTAAACAAAGAGCGGTAGATAAATTTAAATTATCTTTTAACGATGTACCATACTTTCAAACTCTACATTCATTTTGTTTTAATCAACTAGGTATAAACAGAAACCAGGTGATGCAACCAAAACATTACAAAGAATTATCAGAAAAGATGCAGATAGAATTAGAAGGTGCTAGACAAGATGAAGACTACGAAGGTATATTCTATTCTCCAGATCCATACATACAGTTAATAAACTTAGCACGATCAAAAGAGATGGACCCAATAAAATTTTATCATCTTTCAAACAACTTAAAAATATCATTAAGTAAATTAGAAATTATAGTTGAAGAACTAGAAAACTATAAAAAACAGAATGGTTTGATTGATTTTCCAGACATGTTAGATAAATTTATAGAGAGTGGTGAATCACCAAGTCTGAGAGTTATGTTTGTTGATGAAGCACAAGATTTAAGTTTAGTACAATGGAGATTGGTTAAGAAGATAGAAGAAAAATGTCAAGACTCATACATATCGGGGGATGATGACCAGGCTATATACAGATGGAATGGTGCGCACGTTAGCACATTTATAAATCTAGAAGGTGAAAGAACTGTATTAGATCAATCACAAAGGGTACCACAAAAACCTTTTGCATTAGCAAACAAGATAATAAAAAAAGTACATAACAGAGTAGAAAAAGAATGGCTGCCAAAAGAAGAAGAAGGTTCTGTTAAATACTGTGATAATCTACATGAAGTAGATTTCTCACGTGGTAGATGGTTAGTGTTAGCACAAGCTAACTATATGTTAGCAGGTATTGGAAACATATTAGATGAAAAAGAATTATATTGGCAAAGAAGACATGCAGTGCCAAGAGTAAAAAATATATACGAGATTATACAGAAATGGAATGATTTAAAAAAAGGTGTACCTTTACATTATAATGATATCAAGAAGATTGCTGCAAAAATGACTAAAGATAATTGGGATCCAAAGTTATTTAAAACAATAATAAAAGATGGGTTCTATGATTTAGATACATTAAAAGAAAAATATGGACTTAAAACAGAAGCTGAATGGGATCAAGCATTAAATGAAATAGGTGATGAAGATATATACAAAATAAAAAAATTAATTAGATCGGGAGAAAATTTAGATAGTAATCCTAGAATTAGTATTTCTACAATACATGGAGTCAAAGGTAATGAACGAGAGAATGTAGTTGTAATAACAGACTTGGCTGGTGCAGCATTTATAGATTATGAAAAAGATCCAGATGATACACATAGATTATTTTATGTTGCGTGCACAAGAACAGAAAAAAACTTATACATAATCGAACCACAAACAAAGAAAGCATATAATCTATGACAAACAAAGACCTATTTAAAAAAGCAACATATGATTCACTAGACAATCAAGTTGGTGGAAAACATTATAAACAAATGAAAATTCAACCGGCAGAGTTTATAAACGAAAATAAATTGCTTTTTGCAGAAGGTAATGCTATAAAATATATATGTCGACATCAGTCAAAGGGGAAAGAAGAAGACATCAATAAAGCAATACATTATTTAGAAATGATATTAGAAAGAGATTATTCATGAAACCTATATTCAAACCTCAAACTGAGTGGGTACCACCAGAATCTTTTCCAGACTTATCAAAGTATGATGAGATTGCAATTGACTTAGAGACCAAGGACCCAGATTTAAAATCAACAGGTTCAGGATCTGTAGTTGGTAATGGTAAAGTTGTAGGTATAGCTGTAGCTGTAGAAGGTTGGTCTGGATATTATCCTATCGCACATGAAGGTGGTGGTAATATGGATAAGAACATGGTTATAAAATGGTTCACAGATGTACTAAATACACCTGCAATTAAGATATTTCACAATGCAATGTACGATGTATGTTGGATTAGGTCTATGGGCCTTAAAATAGAGGGTAAGATAGTAGATACCATGATTGCTGGCTCTCTCGTGGACGAGAATCGCTTTAGATATGATTTAGGTAGTTTGGGTCGTGATTACGTTGGAATAGGCAAGAATGAGGCTATATTAAAGGAAACTGCAGCGCATTGGGGCATAGATGCTAAGTCTGAGATGTATAAACTGCCTGCAATGTATGTTGGAGAATATGCCGAGCAAGATGCAGTGTTGACCTTAAAACTATGGCAAGAAATGAAAAAAGAAATACTAGATGAAGATGTACAATCTATCTTTGATCTTGAAACAGAACTGTTTCCATGTCTTGTTGACATGAGATTCTTAGGAGTACGTGTCGATGTAGATGCAGCACACAAATTAAAAAAAGAATTAGTATCAGATGAAAAAAAATGTTTACAAGAAGTTAAAAAAGTAACAGGTATCGATGTACAGATCTGGGCTGCAAGATCAATAGCCGAAGTATTTGATAAATTAAAATTACCTTACGAACGAACTTTAAAAACTGAAGCACCAAGCTTTACTAAAAATTGGTTACAGAATCAAACTCACCCTGTTGCAAAAGCAATTGCACATGCACGAGAGATTAATAAATCACACACAACTTTTATAGATACAATATTAAAACACTCACACAAAGGTCGTATCCATGCAGAGATTAATCAAATTAGATCTGATCAAGGTGGTACAGTAACCGGTAGGTTCAGTTACAACAATCCAAACTTACAGCAAATTCCTGCACGTAACAAGGAACTTGGACCACGGATCAGGAGTTTGTTTATTCCAGAAGAAGGACACACTTGGGGTTGCTTTGACTACTCACAACAAGAACCACGTCTTGTTACACACTATGCAAGTCTTGATGGACTTTACGGTGTAGGTGAAGTTTTAGATGCATACAATGATGAACCAGACACAGACTTTCACAGGATTGTAGCTGACATGGCTAACATTCCAAGAAGTCAAGCTAAGACAATTAATCTTGGTTTGTTTTATGGTATGGGTAAAAATAAATTACAAGCAGAGCTTGGTGTATCTAAAGAAGATGCGGAAGATTTATTTAGAACGTATCATGACAAAGTACCTTTTGTTAAAATGTTAATGGAAAGTGTAATGCGTAGAGCACAAGACAAAGGCAGAGTTAGAACTCACCTTGGACGTAGATGTAGATTTAATTTGTGGGAGCCTAGACATTTTGGTGTACACAAAGCTTTACCCAAAGAAGAAGCTGAACGAGAACACGGACCAAATATGATCAAGCGTGCTTTTACATACAAAGCATTAAACAAATTAATACAAGGATCAGCAGCTGATATGACTAAAAAAGCTATGGTTGATCTGTACAAGGAAGGTATCATACCACATATACAAGTACATGATGAACTTGATATATCAGTAGATGGTAATGCAGATAAGATAAAAAAGATTATGGAGTCTGCAGTAGAACTAGAAGTACCCAACAAAGTGGACTATGAATCTGGACCAAACTGGGGTACAATAAAATGAGAATAAATTATGGCTTACTTAAATGCAAACATACCAGCAACTTATGCACAAATAAGAAGAGAGTATTTATATGATTGTAAAAAACATCACGGAGAAGTTGAAGACTGCATTGTGTTTGGTCTTAGCGCTCTTACAGGTCGTGCTATATTATTTCATGCTATTATGGAAAACGGTGCAGTATTTTATCGCTTACCAATTAGCGCGTTTATTCAAAAGGGATTTGATGCATCCGGAGTGCCCGCAAGACGACTTGATGAACTACAGCTCTGGAATTGTTTTTCTTATTATCCTTCTGTCCATCGTTGGGATATTTTAGACGGACAAGCCGGTAAGTATATCGGAAAAGATAAAAAATGGCACCCAGGTAAGTATTTATTTACCGTTGACTTTGCACATCCAGACAGTAATATACTAGATACTGATCATTCAGAGATTCCGCACGAGCACAAGTGCGCTCACATAATTGCCTTAGATGATGGTAATTTTGCAGCACAACCTAACAACAGATGTATATGGGACTTACCTTCTTTCACAGTGAAAGATAGTACCCCTGACTGGAAAGTGCAGACTTCTGAATGGAATGTTGAAGATAGTAGAGCTTGGCGTACAGAAGATACAGATAAGTTCTTCTATGAAATCGAGGAGAAAAAAAATGATTGATAAAATAAAAAGTAAAGCTATGCATTACTGGTCAGAACACAAGATCGAATGTCTTGTAGTGGCTATTATTGTTGTAGCATACATAGTTAAATAGTGACTAATGAATATATTAGATCTGCTAAAAAAGAATATAGTAATAGTTCCAGTTGTAGCTTCGGTTATGGTTGGAACTTTTACAGGCGTTAGATACATTGTATCTCTAACAGAGACTATTAATAAGAATCAAGCAGAAATTGCTATAATAAACGACACTCATTTACTTAATTTCAAAACTTATATTGGACAGTTGAATACTAATCAAAATGAATTATTATTAATGATTGAAAAAGATAAGGGTAATAGGATTGTATCTGATGATAAAATGAAAACCATGGAACAAAAAATAAATGAAATGGAACAAGATTTTAAAACTTTTTTAATAATGCGTAGTCAATTAACCGGAGATAAAAATTAATATGGAGTGTGCCAGTATGAATTATTATTTTACAGGAACAATTATTGTTGCATTTGTTGTATTAACATTTTTAATAGCACCATTATGAAAATAAGTGAGAATACATCTATAAGCATGCCAATGAAAAATATGCTAGCAATCATTGCTGGTGTAGCTATGGGCGTGTTTGCGTACACAGAAGTGACTAGCAGGCTAACATCACTAGAGACATCAAGAGAATTGTTTCAAGCAGATTTACTCAAGAAGAGTGAACAACTGCCCACGGACCAAGAACAATACATGTTGATAGAAGATTTGTACAAGACAACAGAGAAGTTAGAGATAACTCAAGAACAAAATATGACGAACAAGGTTAATATAGAATTTTTAAAAGCACAACTAGAAAAAGCGTTGG